CCCCCCACCCCCGCCACGGCATGGATGGGACCCGTGCGTTCTATTAATAGCATTCCCGACAGTTTCCCACCAAAATTTGACCGTATAGATCAAACCTAGTACGCTTTCTGTTGTGAAAAAATTTCTGGAGAAAATTGACACCAACGAACAAACCTGATACAGGTAAGGGCCTTGGATCATTCTAGGGAGGTAACATGATCAAAAAACATTGTCCCAGATGCACCATCGATTTTTACATTGGTCGACCATTCAGGGCTGGGAGCGGCGAGAAAAGTGTTTGCCCCGACTGCGGTTTGGCTTTCGGACATGGAAAGAGGACGACGGGTATTATTAGATGTTGGGTCGGCGTCGATGACGACCACAAGCATCTTGTGGACGGCGAGTTCGTTCCCATGAGGAAGAGGGCGTGACGGTCGTTTTCATATTGATGGTTCTTACCGCCGATATGGGCTGGGTAATACTGCCGGTGGAGGGCAACCCATATTCAACCGCAGCCCTCTGCCAGGAAGCAAAAGCCGTACTCCTGGAGGAAAGGATAACCAGACTGGCAGGGTTGGAGTTCTCCAAGGCGGGGTGTCTGAAGAAGGAAGTTTTGGAATAACAACAATGAAGCACCCGGTGGGAATGTGGGTAAGATATGATGATGGGAGCATCGAATACTCCACGTATGCCGTCCCCAAGGAACCTGTCGCACGTAAGGTGGCTGGCTTCATTTCCAAAATCAGGGAGTACGTGGGTTCGTGTTTTTCTGGCAAACCTAGCGGCTATGAAGAGCCGTCCCCTGACCCTGAAGGAAGTCTCTTCGATGCCGTTCTGCGCCGACATACGGACGGGCGGCGGGGTTGAATACTTCGGAAAAGCCCATCATCCCTATAGCCGTGAACGCCACGGCGGGAACAGGTCCATATACATTGTCAGGGACCCCGTCGATGTGGTTCCCAGTTGCGCCGATTTCTTCGGGGTTACGGTATCCCGCATGGCGGGGGAAGTGGCCAGGGACTGGCCGCGACACGTCGCAAGCTGGTGGCCGCACATAGATTTGGTTTTGAAGTATGAGAACATGCCGAACAACTTTCACGTCCTCGTCCAGCATCTTAATATGCCGGGCGATTTCCAGAGCGTTATCACAGCAATCTCACATGCCGGGTTCGATGGCCTTAGGGCCGATGAGGATGAGCATGGCTGGGTCGAGGCATCCGGGAAGGGCGATGCGTTCTTCCGCAAAGGAACGATCGGCCAGGGCCGTGAAGTCATGACCGATGCCCAGGTAGCAAGTGTCGTCAATGGTGCCGGGGAGTGGTATGGTAGGTTGGGATATGAATAACAGGACCCATTCTCCAAGTGGTGAACACCGGCATCATGACCTGACAGCGGGATAACAGGTTGCCTCAAGGGCGTGGGTCCAGCCGCCCAGGCGGTTCATTTCGGGGCCTGTAAGGCAATCGACCGGTGTATTTAAAGTATAATCAAACGAAAGATGGTTTGGAGAAAGCATGATCGGGGCAATTGCAGGTGACATTATCGGAAGTATTTACGAGTTCGATAACATCAAAACCAAGGACTTTGAATTATTCGGGACCGGTTGCCGGTTCACCGACGACACCGTATTAACCGTTGCCGTAGCCGATTGGCTGCTGCATGACGACGCTGATCTGGTCGAGCGCCTGACGCATTACACCTATAAATACCCAAGCTGCGGTTACGGCGGTATGTACCGCGAATGGGTGGATAGGTGGGACCGCCAGCCCTACAATAGCTGTGGCAACGGCTCCGCCATGCGGGTTAGCGCCGCCGCTTGGTTGGCGGGGGGCGAGGATGAAGTGCTTGACCTGTCAAGGGCCTCTGCCGAGGTGACGCATAACCATCCCGAAGGCATCAGGGGCGCTCAGGCCACGGCCCTTGCTATCTGGCTGGGCCGTCAGGGGGCTGACAGCGGGTGCATCAGGCAAAGGATCACTTCCTTTGCCGACTACGACCTCTCGGAGACCGTAGACGAGATACGGGAGGGGTATTGCTTCGGCAAGACCTGCCAGAAGACCGTGCCGCAAGCCATTACGTGTGCATTGGAGGCTGCGGACTTTGAAGACGCAGTCCGTAATGCGGTATCCATTGGCGGGGACAGCGACACGGTGGCGGCTATCACGGGCAGCATTGCTCAGGCAATGTTTGGAATGCCGGATCGGATAAAAATCAAAACACTTTCTTACCTGCCGCATGAGTTGGTTGCGGTGGTTGGCCGTTTGGCCGATTGCGTGGAACCAGAGAATGATCATTTTTTTATTCGGGACGAGAGGAGTGAAGAATGCCGATTCGCAAAGTAAGGGGCGGTTACAGATGGGGAGCCGGGGGAAAGGTCTACAAGAAGAGGTCCGACGCCCTGCGACAAGCCAGGGCGGCTTATGCGTCGGGATATAAACGGTCCAAGAAGCAACGGTCGAAGTAAGCAAGATGCCAGCGCATAAGGACAAATTCAGGACGGGGGTTGCTTCCAAGGCGTACAGCGAGGGTCATAGGCGGATTTTTGGCGACAATATGGAGCGCCGGGAGGAAACAGCGGCAGAGATAGAAAGGCGGGAAGCCAGCCGCAGGTATGCCCATGCCAAGGAGGCCGAGGACGGCAAGAAGGATGCCCAATGGTACGTGGACAACGAGCGCAGGGTATCGCAAGACCCAGATTTCAAGCCCCGCAACAGGTTCCCCAGCAAGGCGTACAGCGAGGGCTATAGGCTGATTTTCGACGGTAAGCAACAATGAAGGACGACCACCATCACTATAACTGGTTCCCGGAGGAAAATTGCCCCCATTGCGACGTGATAGGGATTTTCACTGCCTATGGGGCGATGGATTGGGACCCCCAGGATATTATCGAGCAGGTTTTCAGGGGTCTTGTCACTATAGTCGCCACCGCCCCCGGCGATCTGCGTAAAAGTATGACGCTGAATATCTCGGAACACATTGGCGATTACGTCGAAAAGGTCAGGGCCGACATGGTCGGTCATAACATCAGGCACAGGATGCATTAAGATGCCCTATATTCATCATAAGGTCGTAGAAATGTTTCAGGAAAAGTTCAAAAACGACAAAATCACCGCCGATAGCCGTATGGGCGTTGATTTCGAGGCCGATAGCCTCGACAAATTGGAGATTGTCATGAGCCTGGAGGAGAAATTCGATATTTCCATCCCTGAAGACCGTGTAGAGCATGTAAAAACCGTTAAGGATGTCGTGGGAGTTGTTAGGACCTGCTTATGAGGGCGCGACTGTCTAAAATAGGGTTGCTTCGGTGCCGCTGGATACGCGGTGAGGTCGAAAAAGACCCGTTATGCTGCGCGGACCCGGTTTTTCGTTATTCTTCGTGGTGCGAGAAGCATTACAAGCGGGTTTTCCTAAAAGACCAGAGGCGGGGCAAGGCCAGGATGGAATTGATGGCTAAAAACGGTGGGGTTCCCTATAAAGGTTGACGTTTGGGCAATCTTTGTTTAGGTTTCGTACTATGGTTGTTGGATTTGTGAACCCCAAGTTTCACAGGGAAGATTCTATTTATGAAGGCCCTATGACATGACCCCTCGACACAAGGAGTGCTTGGATTTTATCGGCGCATTCTGGGCCGATAATGGTTACGCGCCATCATACGACGAAATCAAAATTGGCTTGGGTGCCAAGAGCAAATCTTCTGTTGCCGCTTTGGTAATCAAGTTGGAGGAGCGGGGGTATATTCAGCGGATGCCAAATCTTGCCCGGTCTATCCGTTTGGTTGCGGTTCCCATGCCCCCAAAGGTCACGCAACCCAAAGCCGCCGCTCCTCCTCCACCTGCCGATGATGAACCGGCACCTTGGGATTAACAGGAAAGTGACAGACAAATGAGCGTAATAGACGATCTAAAGGCCGAATTTTGGGCGTGGGAACAGGAAGACTACCATTTCCAGAATGGAAACAAGGCTGCCGGGACACGCGCCCGCAAGGCGCTTCAGGAAATAAAAAAATTATCGCAGTTGCGCCGGAAGCAAATACAGGATATAAAGAACGCCGGATGATCCCTGTCTCCCCTTGGGTTCGTTTTCATGTTGAACCTTGCCCCGGAACCCAGTTCCGGGGTATTTTTGTGAAATGTTATCGGCCAATATTAAAAATTACCTCAGCAGGGTCCATGAACTCCCTGTTGCCGAACAACGGGAAATCCTCGCGGCCCTTGACAAGATCGATGTTGTTTCATCGAGGGCAGCCGCAAGGATGGATTTCCTTGAGTTCGTCAAGAGGGTCTGGCCACAGTTTATCGAGGGCTACCATCACAAGATCATGGCAGGGGCGTTTGAAAGGGTAGCCAAGGGGGAACTCAAGCGGCTCATCATCAATATGCCGCCACGCCACACCAAGTCGGAATTCGCGTCTCATTTGTTCCCGGCGTGGTTCCTTGGCAAATACCCGGACAAATACGTCATTCAGGCCTCCAACACCGCCGACCTCGCCGTGGACTTCGGGCGTAAGGTGAGGGACACGATAAGCGATGATGCCTATCGTGAGGTATTCCCGGATGTTTCAATCCACCCGGATGCGGCAGCCGCTGGCAAATGGAAAACGACCGCCAAGGGGGAGTATTTTGCAATAGGCACGGGCGGCACCCTGACCGGTCGCGGCGGTGACCTGATTATACTTGACGATCCACATTCGGAACAGGAGGCCAGACAGGCAGAGACCAAGCCGGAAATCTACGACAACGTTTTTGAATGGTATACCTCCGGTCCACGTCAGCGCGTTCAGCCGGGTGCGGCGATTGTGATCGTTATGACGCGCTGGAGTAAGCGCGACCTTACCGGAAGGGTTATCAAGGCGTCTCTGGAAAAGGACGGTGAGGACTGGGAGGTTATCGAACTCCCGGCTATTTTACCCTCTGGCAAACCTATTTGGCCAGAATACTGGCCCGATAAGGAAATCCTTGCCATCAAGGATGAACTCCCCATCCCGAAGTGGATGGCCCAATACCAACAGCAACCCACCGCCGAAGAGGGTGCATTGGTCAAGCGCGATTGGTGGAAGCGGTGGCCGCATAAGGACACCCCACACGTTGAGTTTATCATTCAGTCATGGGACACGGCTTTTCTGAAGACCCAGCGTTCTGACTACTCCGCTTGCACGACGTGGGGGGTGTTTTCTCATGAGAACGAAGATACGGGAAAAATGTTGCCGAATGTGATACTGTTGGATGCGTTCCGAAAACGCATGGAATTCCCGGAACTGAAGAAGGTCGCGTTTGAATTGTATCAGCAGTGGCAGCCGGAAGCATTTGTTGTCGAGAAACGCGCCTCTGGTGCGCCGCTAATATTTGAATTAAGGGAGATGGGCATACCGGTGGGGGAGTTTACGCCGTCGAGGGGTAACGATAAGATCGCCCGCGTGAATGCGGTTTCGGACTTGTTCGCTTCCGGCGCGGTGTGGGCGACGGAACATAGGTGGGCCGAGGAGGTCATCGAGGAATTTGCCGAATTCCCAGCCGGGGAGCATGATGACTATGTGGACAGCGCTACCCAAGCCCTCCTTCGATACAGGCAGGGAGGGTTTGTCCAAACGCGAATGGATGAGGGGGAGGACGATAT